CGCATCTACTTAGTGTTCATTGACAATGTCATGAGTCAAGGCCCATTTGATCCTGAATATCATACCATTTACCAGAGTAACCTTTGCTGTGAAATACTTCTTCCTACTAAACCCTTTAAACGTCTGGATGACCGTGATGGTCGTATCGCTCTTTGCACACTGGGCTCAATCAACTGGGGTGCGTTCCGTAATCCAGAAGACATGCGCCGGGCTTGCCGTATACTTCAGCGTAGCCTGTGTAACATTCTTGACTATCAAGACTTTCTCTCCATCCAGTCTCAACTCTCCAACGACGAGATCCAGCCCCTGGGCATTGGAATCACCAACCTTGCCTACTGGCACGCCAAGCGCAGTCTCAAGTACGGAGAAAAAGATGCCTTGGCTGAAGTCAAGACGTGGATGGAACATCAAGCCTACTACTTGACCGAAGCCACAGTAGAACTGGCCAAAGAACGTGGTCGTTGCCTGGACTCGGACAAAACACGCTATGGTCGAGGCGAGTTTCCTTGGGAACGCAGAGCCAAAGGTGTGAATGAACTCACAGACTTCACGCCCGATCCTGCACTGGATTGGAACACCCTGCGTGGCAACATGCGAGCATATGGTGTGCGCAATGCCACACTGATGGCAGTGGCGCCTGTGGAGTCCAGTTCAGTTGTTATCAACAGCACCAACGGCATTGAAATGCCCATGAGCCTTATCTCCGTCAAGGAAAGCAAAGCAGGTAGCCTTACACAAGTTGTGCCCGAGTACCATAGACTCAAAAACAAATATCAAATGATGTGGGCACAGAAAGATTGCGTTGGCTACTTGAAAACAGCCGCAGTATTGGCAGCATATATTGATCAGTCAATATCGACCAACACATTCTACAATCCTGCACACTTTGCAGACCGCAAAGTACCTACCACCTTGATTGCTAAAAACCTAATGCAAGCACATCACTGGGGTATCAAGACATTTTACTACAGTCTAATCAACAAGCAAGGTGCCAAAGCTGCCAAGGAAGAAGCGCCCTTGGAAGTGATTGACTTTGATGATGTAGAAGACTGTGAAAGTTGCAAATTATGAGCCAAGCACAATACAATCTCGCCACCAAAACTGATTACTTACATCGCAAGATGTTTTTGGACCCAGCAGGTCCTGTCACAATCCAACGCTTTGAAGAAGTCAAGTACAACAAACTTGTGAAGTTTGAACAAGAGGCACGTGGCTTCTTTTGGATACCTGAAGAAGTATCGCTAACCAAAGATGCCAACGACTTCAAAGAATCAAGTGAAACTGTGAAACATATCTTTACCAGCAACTTGTTAAGACAAACAGCACTTGACAGTTTGCAAGGGCGCGGACCAGCACAGGTGTTTACTCCTGTGGTGGGCATACCTGAACTGGAAGCCTTGATGTACAACTGGAGTTTCTTTGAAACCAACATCCACAGTAGAAGTTACAGTCACATCATTCGCAACATCTACAACGTGCCCAAGGATGTGTTCAACACAATCCACGACACCAAAGAGATTGTGGACATGGCATCAAGTGTTGGCCGATACTACGACAAACTACACAGAATAAATTGCCATAAAGAATTAAGCAGTGAAATGACAGGTATGGTTCTCGAACATGAACATATCAAAGCAATTTGGTTGGCACTCAACGCCAGTTATGCACTGGAAGCATTCCGCTTCATGGTAAGTTTTGCTACAAGTTTGGCCATGGTTGAGAATCGTATCTTTATTGGCAATGGCAACATCATCAGTCTGATCCTGCAAGATGAAATCCTGCACAAAGACTGGACTGCCTGGATTATCAATCAAGTGGTCAAAGAAGATCCTCGCTTTGCTGCTGCCAAAGCTGAGTGTGAAGCTGAAGTGTATCAGTTGTACCTAGATGTTATCCGTGAAGAAAAAGCCTGGGCTGATTACTTGTTCCAGAAAGGTCCTGTGATCGGCCTCAATGCCAACATTCTCAAAGACTTTGTGGACTACACAGCAGTGGGAGCACTCAAAGAGATTGGTATCAAGTATCTGGAACCAGCACCACGTAGCACACCAATTCCTTGGTTCATGAAGCACGTGGATACCAGCAAGAAACAAACTGCACTGCAAGAGAACGAATCAACTAACTATGTTATCGGCGTCATGAGTGATCAATTGGACTACGACGAATTACCAGATCTCTAAGGAAACACATGGCAGAATTTACGTCAGATTGGTTTACTAACAATATTCCAAACTTTGAACACATCAAAACAAATTTAATTTTAAATCTAGGCAGTATTGATAGTATACTAGAAATTGGCAGTCATGAAGGACGCAGCACTTGTTGGGTATTGGAAAACATGTTGAGTGACACAGGATCAATCACTTGTATAGATCCATTTGCCAATGATCATATAAATCCTTTTACAGATCAAGTTGGCGCACAAGGCAGTGAGTGGGAACAGAGATTTAGACGCAACACCGCTGAGGTAAAAAAGCCCACGCAAAATCTCACGGTGCATGTGGCGTTGAGTTATCACACATTGGCACAAATGGTTGTAGAACAGAGGCAATTTGATTTTATCTACATTGATGGTAATCATTGTTGTGACAATGTGTTAGCTGATGCTGTGATGAGTTGGAGTATGCTCAAGCCTGGTGGCATCATGTTGTTTGATGATTATCTGTATGAAGATTTGCCAGATGTATTAGATCGAGGTAAGATTGCTATTGATGCTTTTTGTACTTGCTTTACAAGACAAATAGATTGGTTCACAATTGGTTATCAATTGGCTATAGGAAAGAAAATAACAAAGGAAAAATATGTACAAATCTAATCCTGCAATACGAGATTCTGAAGACTTCCAGAATATTCGCAACGTGATGAGCAAGTTTGAACGGATTGAAGAAAAGAATCGCTGCCTGCGAGTGCAATTTTTAGACTGGTTGTCAGTTAAGATGCATGCCTGGGCAGATGGTGTCAAAGCCATGTCGGATCGTATTGATTCACCATGCATTATCAAAGTAGAGCCCAAAAGGAAAACAAAATGAAAGCCATAGTATGGTCCAAAGACCAATGTGCCTTCTGCGAGCAAGCCAAGGGCCTGTTGGAAATGAAAGGCATTGAATATGAAGTACGCAACATCAGTCAAGACTGGACACGTGAACAACTGTTGGAGTCGGTACCCACTGCACGTTCCGTACCACAAATCTTCTTGGATGAAGAGTATGTGGGTGGATTTCAGGAACTGCGCCAAAGGTTGATGTAATGCCACAATTCTCATCTGACTGGTTCAGCAATGCACTGGTCAATTTTGATTACATCACCAACTACTTACAAAAACAAAAAACAGTTGACAGCATATTGGAAATAGGCAGCCACGAAGGCCGTAGCACTTGCTGGATGTTGACGAACATGTTGGCAGACACAGGCACTATTACCTGTATAGATCCATTTGCTGACCGTCCGGTCACAGCATTCAGCTATGATTCAATACCAGAAGATCGCAGCATTGAACAACTCTTTCGTGCCAACACAGCAAAAGTCAAGAAACCTGACCAAACCGTAGAGGTGCTGGCTAACATGAGTTTCCCTGCACTGGCACAACTGATTGTGGATCAACGGCAGTATGACTTCATCTACGTAGATGGCAGTCACAATGCAGACGATGCTCTAGCAGATGCTGTGATGTGTTTTGGATTGTTGCGTCCGGGTGGTGTGATGTTGTTTGATGACTACTTGTGGGAAGATGACCAGCATTATTTGGGTCGTTGCAAGCAAAGCATTGATGCCTTTGTGAACATGTTTTATCACAGGCTCAAGTTGGGGTTGGTAAATTATCAGTTGGCAATAGTTAAAAAGGAACTAGAATGAGCGTTGAAGTAGGAAAAACATACACCATGCGCATGGGCTATGGTGAAGAAATAGTGGCAAAAATCACAGCATATGACAGCAGTACTCTCACCCTGAGCAAGCCTGTGGCAGTGGTGCCCGGACAGCAGGGTATACAACTGATGAACAGTTTGTTCACCGCAGATCCTGAGGCAGAAGTCACGGTAAATAGATCTAGCGTGGCCATGATTGCCCCTGTGCGTGAAGACGTTGGGGACAGTTATCTAGAAGCCACAACAGGTATCAAGCCTGTGCGCAGTAAAATCTTAATGGGATAACATGCCAGCAGTACAACGACAAGGTGATCCAAACACGTCAGGGGGAATAAACACTTCTGGTGTGGGTTCGGTGCGTGTGAATGGTCGTCTCATAGTTGTGCCTGGTATTGGGGTCACACCGCATCCCTGCTGTGGACAAAGTGGCTGTGGCATACACTGTTCGGCAGTGACCTCAGGTGGATCAGGCACAGTACGTGCTGGTGGACGTCCTGTGATACGTGATGGTGATTCAGACACTTGCGGACACTCACGCACAGCTGGATCTGCTACGGTGAGAGCAGCATAATGGCAGATTCAATTGTAACACCACTGCAACTGTGGGCCGGTGTGGGCATGTATGCCGGCAATGCCATCACAGCCAACACTGCTTTGGCCAACAATATTGCTGCTTACAATGCATTGGTACCTGTGGCCAATTTGTTGCTTACTATTGGTTTGGCCACCAGCAATGCAAATCTTGGCATCACTGCTGGTACTATAGCCAATCTCAAAATCATTGGTGCCAATGTGAGTGGCAACTACTGCCCGGCTCTGGGAGACAGTGTGCCCAGCAATGTGTCATGGACTGTGGGCAATGCAGGTTATGCCACCAGCATAACCACAGCAGCCAGCACTTATCTTGGTGGCGGTGACTTTGGTAAATTTGCACAGGCATTTGGTGCGGCACAAGGCTATATCAGTCTCACCAATGGTATCATCAACAGTGCAGTCAATGTCAACAGTGATGATTATCTTGGTCCCACATTTACCAGCATGGACGACACCATCTCCGGAGACATCTACAAAGTCAACTTGGCCGGCCCAGCATTTGGTGCTGACTTGGCCAATATTGGTTGTGCAGTGAAATTCACACGAGTGAGCCAAATTGGTACACCGGCTAGTTTGTTGCAGAATCTTGCCGAGTGTGGCAACATGATCAACGGATCAACTCCGTGTGTGACCACAGCACTGCAAGCACAAGGACTGTCAGATCAGAACATTGCTGATCTTGTGAACAACAATGTGCAAAGTTTGTTCAATCCCAACGGACTCACACAAAATCAATTTGATGTATTGCAAAAACTGGCTTATCCAGCATTGGTCAATGTCACTGGTGATTGTTTGACTGAAGTGTTGGAGATCTTGGATTGCACCACTCCCAACATTGCTACCATGGCAGATCTTTTAAATCCCGTAAAACTATACCCCACCAGTTTTAGCAGTTTGACCTTGCCCACCCCTGATGGCCCTGTGTTGATCTACAACACTGATGGCAGTGTCAACAGTGCGATTGAACAGATATTGAATTCTGGCACAGTGAGTCCCAAGGGCTGTGATGACTTGGCTAAGATTGTGCCGTCAGCACAGGCACAGGCCAACCGCGCACTGCAAATTGCCTATCAACAGGTCAAGGGCATACGTGGTACTACCACACAACAACTGGCGGCAATACTGCAATGACCACACTCTCACAAACAGCAGCCGAAACAGCGGCCTACACAAAAAAACTAGGCACACTCAAGGGTCTAGATCTAATCAATGGTCCTTCATCTACACCTGTGCCTGCCGCAGTGCCCACATACTATCTGACTCAATTGGCCAAAGGATCAGGACCCAATGGCACATTCTTGACCACAGACTTTTTTGGATCAGCAGCCGGCATTCCTTACAATGACTATTTGACCACAGTGACTTCAACCATTTCTACACAATTTACCTCTGGAAATCTTGGCGCACTCAATACCATATACTCTCAAATGGTTGAAGTGGTCACCAGTGGATATGGTATTCCTCCCACTATAACCATACCAAGTGGTCCGGCAGCAGGTGTGTATCTCACATACAACGCTGCCTTGGCAGCATTGATCACAGCCGCTGATGCAGCCGTGGGCACAGCCATCTCAGCCATGGGCGCCAACACCACCGCCACACTGAACACTGCCTGGACTGCAATGACCACACACAGTGCCAATGAAGACACATTTCAAGCATTGGCGTCAATTGACTATGCCACACTCACAGCCGGCGCACAATTGCCTATCACGGCTTTTATTC